ATATCTGACGAAGGTGGTTTGCTTAAACGTCCTGGTTCTAGGGTTATAGATAATACTAACTTTTGGATACCAAATAATAAAGCCTTAAGATATTTAATAGAAGAAGGTGACAAATTTGCCCTGTCAGCAAGGCATATATATAACATAGGTAGTCCAATCACCGAACTTAAGGGACCTACCAATAATCAAGCCTTTGATGTTGGATTAGAAATCAATAAATTCTCTCATACTCTGTGGCAAAATCACATACTATTTTCAAACAACGCTTATGCCAAGCCGGTAAAGGTTTATAAAGATGCTGTTGGTGTATGGCAAGTAAGGACAGCAGGGCTTCCTAGAATTGACATATCTGCGGTTATTGCCACGCCTAGTGCTGGTGCTGGAGCCAATTCGTATCTATATGCGTTTTGTTACTTCTACCAGTACAATGTAGGCAGTGTGGTGTATGAGGATTTTGGTGGTGTAGAGTATGTGACAGTAACATCGAACGGTGCGCTCAGTGGAGCTAATACTGTAGACTTTACCATTCTACCAGTTTTGGCTAACGGAACCACTCTTAACTACGACACGACTACACTTAAAATATATATATACAGAACAGAGGATGGCGGGACTGCATCATATAAGGTTGGAGATGTTACTAACGCAACGACTACTTTTACGGATAACATGACAGACGCAGATCTTTTAGCTGAATTATCCTTATATGCCGAGGGTGGGGTACTTGATAATGACGAGCCACCTTTGGCTAAGTATGTTGCTGTCGTTGAAGGAACAGGGTATTACGCTAATATAAAGGAAGCCGGAGAGGAGAAGGGCTTTAGACTAAGACTTTCTAAAACTGGTGATATTGACAGTTGCCCAGAGGATTCATATAAAGATTTCGATTCAGATATTACAGGACTGTCATACATAAGAACATTCCCAATAGTATTTGCTAAAGATAAATGCTGGAGAGTTGAGGGCGTGTATGCAGATGATGGCTCAGGAACGGTTGTAAAAACTCTTATTTCTTCTACAATAGGGTGCGAATCTAATAATTCTATTATCCAATTAGACGCAGGGCTAGTATTTGCCAGCAACCAGGGCTTTGCCTATACAGATGGTTATAGGGCGTTTTTAATCTCAGATAGTTTTCTTAAGACTTATCAGAGTTTAATAAAAGACGGCAAGGGTGAGTCTATAGTATCTGCTTATGACAAGGTTAATGGCTTAGTTTATTGGGCTTGTGCAAGTGGGACTGAAAATGACACCCTGTTCGTGTTGGATGAAAAGAAAGGGATTAGGGGCGAGAGTTGTTTTACCACTTGGTCTAATCCTTCTATATTTTTTCCAACTGCTTTGTTGGTTGATAGTAGTGGGGATCTTATAAGAGGAGATAAATACGGGATAATATATAAACACGATTGGCTATATAGAAATGATACAAGGCCAGAGTTTACAGGTGTTATGCCTGTTGATTGGAGCAACAAACATATACCTTACGATTATATTTCAACTGAACTTTTTGCAGGCACAAAAGAAGCCAAAAAGTATGGTGGAAAGATAATGGTTAGGATTAAGAACATAAGTGATGTTTCGGTCCTGGTTAGTAGTGCTAATAACGGGTACAAGAACTTTTCGACCATGCCAGAAATCAGACGTAGAGACGGAATTATTTGGGGCGGTAGATATATTCCCTGGGGAACGCCAGGGTTTGAATGGCTCAATACGGAAGACATTGAAGAAATCCGATATTTCCCTGCTGGTGGTAACGTAAGGTTTTATACCAAGCAAGTCAGAATAAGCCCTGCTTGGACAGAGATAGAAAAGAGTGACGATAGATGTACCGCTACAGTTGATGATACTGCAACACCAATGAGGGTGACTCTCGACACGCCCGCTGATTATGATTGGAACACAGATATAAAAGGATACTGGATATACTTTGAAGATGACGATTATGTTCAGGGATACGAAGTCACAGTACGAGAAGATGGTGATAATATTTTAATGGCAACACCTGTTGCTCCGCCTAGTGGTGGAAGTAAAAAGTGGCGTGTTATGGGATATGCCAAAAATGAATTAATAGAAATCCCTTCTTATTCAATCTATACCGCAGTTCTTGGCAACAAATTCAAGCCATATAATACAGAAGATAGTGGTGGAAACGTATGATAAACCTAGACCTTAATCCTCTTATTAAAGAAGGTGAGGTTGATAGTTTTATCTTACAAGAGCTTTTCAAAACTGTACAAGATTATCTAAACGGCGGTCAGGAGACTGGCGGTGGTATTGGTGATGTTTTAGGCCCTGCAACAAATACAAACAATAACATACCTCAATGGGACGGTGTTGATAGTAAGACTTTGAAAAACGGGCTGGCTGTACCAGTTGGCGGTCTAGCGGTTCCAGCAGGATTTACAGGTGCTTGGGCAGGAGCTGACATTCCTACTGGATATTTGGATTGCGATGGTAGTGCAATTAGTAGAGCAACTTATGCAGCTTTATTCGCAGCGATAGGGACTGTTTGGGGTGCTGGTGATGGAAGTACAACTTTTAATATACCAGATTTAAGGTCAGCAACATTAAGAGGAGTTGGAACTCCTACGGCTTTTGTAAGTAACACAGTTATTGCATTAGCTACAAAAGTTGATGATAAAGGACAAGGGCATTCTCACGAATTAAGAAACTATGGCGCTGGTGGGAAGAACTGGATGGGCGCTGGTGGCCACATTATACCAGGGGCTTTAACAGGTATAGCTGGTTGTACTGCAAATCCAGCAGGGCAAGGGTACGTCGGAATATACAGCCCGTACACTGACGGGACAAACGGAACCCCACGTACTGGTACTGAAACATCAGGTAAGGCTTACGGCGTACATCATATTATAAAATATTAGAGAGGTGATTTATGATAGGTTATTGTTATTCAAGTGAAACTAAAGAGTTTGTGGGAGTAGTGGATTTACAACTTGACCCATTAGAAAGTAAAAAAGCTGATAAAAATATTTATATGTATCCACCTAATACAACATTAACAAAACCTCCTACTTTTACAGATAAGCAATTTATAAGATTTATAGATGGTAAGTGGATAGTAGAAAATATACCAGAACCAGAAAAACAACCAGAACCTAAACCACCAACAGAAGAAGAACTTTTGATACAGCAAGAAGAACAGATGATATATAATGAAACTAGAAAAATTGCGATAGAAAGACTTGGTGATAAACTCACGGTAGTAAAAAAATAAGTAGACGAGGTAAAATAAAATGGCAGAGTGTAGAAAGGCACGATACGAAAAGGAAACCGACTACCTAAAAGAAAAGGTTATAGAAATCCTAGCCAAGGAGTTTGCAAACGAGCCTATAGTAAAGGCATGGCTAGATGGCAAGGACAAGATACGGGAGGAAGTAAAATAATGCTTGCTTTTATAGTGTTTTGTATGGAAAATAATAACTATCCCTACACCCTTTCTAGCCAGAAAGTAATCTCCAAGGAGTGTGCTTAATGGCAAAAACCAGACAAGAAATTAGAGAGAAGGTACAACTAGAACTCGATTTACTATCCACAAGTGGTAGTTACGTCAAGGGTTCTGGATTTATAACACCGGCCGAAATCAACGGACATATATCCGATAGCGTAAAATTAGTCGCATCATATATACATAATTTATATGAAGATTATTATTTTACGATTGGGTCTATATCGTTGGTGGCTGGTACTTCCGAGTATCCATTACCAGCAAATATGTACGTTAATAAAATACGAAGATTGCTTTATGATAACAACTCAGACAAATACAAAATAAACCGCTTACATAATATAGACGAAATTCCTTACATAACTTCTGCTGATTACTATAGGTATAGGCTGGTAAATAACGGCCTTACTGAAGTGGTAAAACTTTATCCTAACGCAAAGGCTACAGAGGCCGATGTGGTTCAGGTTTATTATTACAGGCGACCTAAAGAACTAGCATTAGACGCTGATGTATTAGATATTCCAGAGGAGTTTGATAACGTGGTTGTCAGTGACGTTAAGTTTCGGTGTCTTAGCAAAGAACCCGACAACCCGTCACTACAAATAGTTAAGACAATGAGAGACGAACAGATTGGTCAGATGTTGGCTACACTCGGAAAGAGAGTCCCTGACGACACGACAGACATCAGACCTGATATGAGTTTTTATGACGAGTCGATAGCATAGCGAGGTAATCATGGGTTTTTATAATAGAAGTGGAAAAGAAATACAACCGCAGGATATATCAGAACAATTTGGCTATACCTTTAATCCTATGGGCCGTGGTGACAGTAGATTTATAGGACCTAACGGAGAACAAGTTAGTGACCAAGCTATTTGGAAAATGGGTATAGACCAGAATCTAATTATACCAGGGCCAGGGTCGGAAGCAGATGCTAGAGCTATGGGTTATACTGGTGGAAACATAGAACAAGAGGCAGCCAGGAGTTTTGGCGAAAGAGAAATGGAAGGTATGCCTGGGTATGATTCTCAGATTGACCCTGCAACTGGCCTTCTAAGATCCCCATACCAAATGACAGACCCTGATAGTATTCTTGGTGAGTACAGAGATATAGTGGAACAGTACGGACTACCAGGCTTGGAAAAAGCCATGGGTGGTGCCGACGAACTAGCCGGTATAGCAAGAGACACTGGATTCTCTCCTTACGCAACTGCTCAGATGGAACAGCAGAGACTAGAGGAAGCGGGGCAAAGAGACACACTACAAGACCGAATAGCAGGCGCTAGAGCGACAGGCTTATCAGGACTAGCAAGTTCTGGTGGGTACGACTCAGGGGCAAGAGAGAGAATGATTAGGGGTACTGGTGTTTCTGGGCTATTTGCTGGTCAGAACATAGCCAGGGGTGGAGCAGAGAGTAGAGCAGGGATTGGAGCAAGTGACGCTGCTTATAAACAAAACCTATTGTCTAGCCTACCTGGTTTGTATTCAGGTCTTGCAACAACAGGAACAAGTATGTGGAATCCATATCTACAACAAGCAACTACGGAACAGCGTTACGGTCAGGATACTAAACAGTTTAATATAGATAAGGCTCTAGCAGAAAGAAGTGGGGCTAGAGGGTTTGAATTAGACAAGTTCAAACTACAGAAACAGTTACAAAGTAGCGCTAGGCAGAGTTACGCAGAAAGTCCAAGCCCATATAGTTTTCAGTCAGACTTATACACATAGGAGAAAGAGATGGTTAGAGAAACTACAGTCAACGACATAATAAACATCAAGGGGTTTATATTGCCAGAGATTGAAAAAGAAATAACAGCTACAGGTGGCAGTTCCGCACATGATGAGCTTATTAATTACTGTAAAGAGTCTGATGTGACATATACATTACTAGCAGACAAGATACCTGTGTGCGTATTTGGTGTTATGAATATTGACGGCAAAGGATTAGTTTGGTTTTTTACTTCTACAGAAGTGTATAAGTATCCAATAGCTTTTTATAAAGCATGTAGGAATTTCTTAAAAGAAATTTTAAAGAACTACAGCAAGTTGTTCGGTCAAGTATCACAGGACTTTAAGAAGTCTATTAACTTTTTTAAAAGGCTCGGTTTTACTATAGCCAAAGAAATACAGTGCAAAAATGAATTAGGTTATGAATTAGAATTAGGAGGTAAATAATTATGCCTTGGATGATACCAGTAGGAATGGGAGTAGCCGGTGCAATTAAAGGTGGGCTGAGTGCAAGGTCGGCAAACAAAGAAGCTGAGAAGCGAAACAAAGCGAGAGCTATGGGTATTAAGTTCTCCCCGTGGACAGGATACAAGGCCGGAGAAAAAGCCGGTGGCGTTGATACTATGGGAGCTGTCCTTGGTGGTGGAATGACCGGTGCACAGGCTGGTATGGAAATATCAAGTGCTATTGCAGCTCCAGGTATAGCAACAGCCGAACTAGCTGAGAAGAAACGCTTTAATGATTTCCTTATGAATTATTATAGTAAAGGTGGAGATACTGGTGGAGGCGGGTATAACGGTTATTCACTAAATCCTAGTGGGTTTAATTTTAGGAGTTAATAATGGCAAATATAGCATT